TATCTTATTGGTCTATAAGAAATAACTTTGCCCAACAAATTGAATCTGAATTAACCCGAGAGGGATTAACCTATGCAGATAGTAAGTATTGGACAGAAAGGCACAGAAGAATATCTCAAAGAACAAGAGATTATTTCAGGCAACAAAGAGAGGAGGTTGTAAATGGATAAAATAAAATCATTAAAAGAATTAGAGAAATGGTTTGAAGATATGGGTGCTACTAAAGAAACAGAAGATGGTATCACTTACTTTGAATTAACTCCAGCAAATATGAAAAAGAAAAAGGAGAAGGATAATGGCGATAATTAAACATGAAAGTTATATTAAGTTTGATAAAGATGATATACATAGATGTGTTATTGATTCCAATTATAGTAATACATGGATTATAATACAACTAAAAGATAATAGTATAGTAAGAAGTCATGATACTGAATTCTTTACTCACTATAAAAATAATGTTGATTCTTTTGTTGCCTTTAAATCCAGAATATATTACTGGTTATCATCTACTAAAGGGGAGGAGTTTAATGTATGAGAATAAATCCTAAATATAGTATACCTATTATATGGATAATATTGTTATCTTTATTATTAATCTATATGTATTAATCCTTGGACTATATCTTAAGGTAGTATATATATAGGCTTCCCTGAGGTGGTAAGATAGTATAGCATAAAAATAGACTTAAGTCAAGTTTCAAAGCAACACATAATGGTACGCAAAGTAAATAAAAAGATAAAAGAAATACCAGTTTGTATAGTGTGTGACAATACTGCACATGTATATGAAAATAATATTTACTATTGTGCAACACATATGTTAGAGAAACAAAAAGGAGTAAAGCATAAATGTTATATAAAGCAAGTAAAAAAGAAAAACAAATAGAGCCAGTTGAAAAACTAGCTAGGCATGTAATCATTCGTGGTTGGCTTGATAGTATTGGTCATAGCGTAAGTTCAAGTTGGGAGCCTGCAATAAAACTAAAACAAGATGCTAAAGATTGGTTAGCAACAGATGACTATGACTATTGGGTAGAAGTATCTGGGCTAGAAAAAAATTATGTAGATAAACTTTACACAAGATTTATTAAAGGGTATAATGATGGTATGTTAAAAAAAGAAAACCCACACTTAATGCTAATGACTTTATTTGAGATAATATAATGAATATATTTCATTTACATAAAGACGCACAAACCTGTGCAAGATATCATTGTGATAAACATGTAGTTAAAATGGTATTAGAAACAGGTCAGATGTTATCTACTGCATATCAAAGGCACATGGGAGAAGATACAGAATTGTACAAACCCGCATATCAAAAACACCCTATGACTATATGGGTTGGTAATTCACAGGGTAATTATCTATGGACATTAGATTTGTTAGGTCATTTATGTAATGAGTATTATCATAGATATAATAAACACCATGCAACTACACGAATATTAAATTTACTTTTAAAAAAATGTGACAAAAATATATTAGATAAATTTTATAATAAAAAATTTACTAAGCCACCATTATGTATGCCACAACAATACAAAGTAAAAGATTATATTCAATCTTATATTAATTATTATGTCGGAGAGAAAAAAAGATTTGCACGATATACTAAAGTTGACACACCAGATTTTATGTTGTAATATAACACTAACAAAGGAGAATACATGAGTTACTCAATAGAAACAATTACATTTGTCAAATATGATGATGATGGAAATGAAATATGTGATTCAAAAGGTAATGTTAAATACTTTACTTTTAAAGATGACATTGATTGCAGTTACATATGCGACAGCATTACAGATGATGAGGTAAAAGAAATATGAAATTAAAAGACTTACAAAATGAGATAGGTACACTATCTAATACCAGTAAAATGCCTGCCTATTCCTTTGGCATATCTGCTTTTAAATGTAAGGTAGGTAGTAGACTTGCTAAGATAAAAGGTACAACTTGTTACAAATGCTATGCACTTACTGGGTTTTATCGTATGCCTAGTGTGATAGTATCACATGCTAAACGATATGACGCTATGACTAAACCCAATTGGGTTAATGCTATGACTATGCTAATCAAACTTAAATACAAAAACCTACCTAAAGAAAAGAAATACTTTAGGTGGTTTGATTCTGGAGATATACCTAGTATTGAAGTATTAAATAATATTATACAAGTGTGTAGGAATACGCCAGATATAAAACATTGGATACCAACTAGAGAATATGCTACACTAGCTAATATTAATTTAGATTCTTTACCTAAGAATTTAATCATTCGTGCTAGTGCTATTAAGGTTAATGGTAATCCGCCTAAATTTTGGAAGTGGACATCAACTGTACATACAGCAGGTACAAAGCATATTGGTAGGGCATGTCCTGCACTTAAACAAGATGGAGAATGTAGAGATTGTAGAGCATGTTGGAAGAAGTCTATTAAAAATATTTCCTATGAACAGCACTAAGTATAATCCAAATAAACAAGCACCATTATGGTCAGATAAAAAAGCATGGAGTGCATGGTTTAAATCGTTTGTTGAGTATCATAAAAAAAATAAAAGACCTAACTCTTATAATAGAATATCCCCAGTTATCATTGAATTAATAAAAGAAAATGAAAAGGGTATTAAATATAATTTACTTTTTAAATCAGTCAAACAAAAGTTGACTACTGTTAGTACCAATAGTATAAGTATAGTAATAAAAAAAATGATTAAGCTAGGTATACTTGAAAAGATATTAAGAAAAGGAATACGACATCTTATCAAAGGTCACTACTGGAATAGTCATGCTAGATAAATACTTTAACAACAAACAATAGGAGAACACATGATAGACAATGAAACAATAAAGCAAGCTACAGAAATGCGTAAGGCACATTTGAATCTTGCAAAGTACTGCCTAGATAAAGGGTACTCTATTACAGTAGACTATGGAACTGATGAAGATGCATGTACAAAATCTACAAATTATGCTGAAATAAAAGAGCATGTAGAGGCATGTGATGAAGCATACATGCACATTTATAATCAAGAGGGTCGTAGAATAGGTTGGGCGTGGGTTATCTTTGGTAATGATGACAATGAATTAATATCTGATTATAGTGCTACTAAATTTATGGATACTTGGTCAGACCAATTTCAACAAATGTATGAGGCTACCGCATGAGTGAACCAAAAGATTTATTAAAAATAATGGGAGTAAATATAACTATAACATGGACAGATGGTAGGTCAGAACAACTAATGGATTTACCAGAAGATGTTTCAAAAGTATTAGAAGATTATCTAACTCATTTGGAAACAGAAGTAGCACATGAACATGCAATGAAATATGGAGAATACTTTGACAATAGACCTTACTAAACTTGAAGACTATTCTATAAAAGAATTACAGGAAGAAATAAGTAAGCATAGAAAAACATTAAAAACTATGCGTGAAGTTTTACTTAAAAAGAAAGAGGAGATGATAAAAAAATCTATGATAAATGAAAGAGGTGTATAATGCTAAAAGAATATAAAATAAAAGAACCTATATGGAGTACGAATAGTATAGGAATACTAGATAAACGATTAATGGAGAATGATTTAATTGTTTCCATAACCTATAAAACATCTGATGGAACTTTATTATATCCAAATAAATATATTATCAGAAGAAAAGAAGTACATAAATATCCTAAACAATTTTTAAAAAATAAAACCTTGTATATAATTCCTATTAATGAATTAGAAATACTTGACAAAAATTAATTTTTATGCTATGCAATAATTCATGAAAATAAAAGCAAGAGTAATAGCACTAGGTCATATGGGTGATGTATGCTTTGATATGCAATCTAATGATATATTATTAGATGATACAAAGATAGCAGAAGCCAGTGAACTTGTACGAAAAGAAGTAATAGAATTAATACCAAGTATGGAATTTAAACCATGCGGTACAATAAAAACCTTAACCCAAATAACATGGGAGATTATTCAATGACATATGAAGAACAATTAAGAATTATATATTCTTATATGATACCACCAGATGTGACAATGAGATTAGATTGTCCATTTTGTAATCATAAAAATACATTAAGCGTAACTAATGATGACAATAGAATGATTTGGCATTGCTTCCATGCTTCCTGTACAGCTAGAGGTACAGAAAAAAAGAGAATGTCAATGGCAACAATTAAAAAAATATTCAATACAGAACCAGTAACTCATGAAGATAAATTTATTATACCAGAACATTTTAAAACTGTGTACTCCAATGAGAAAGCAATGAAGTATTTACAAAATAATAATTGCTGGGAATCTTATGTGTGGAGAAGAGTAGATATTAGATATGATGTTAAACAAGATAGAGTTGTATTCTTAATAAAAGAATTTGATAATGTTAGAGGTGCAGTAGGTCGTGCCTTATCTAAAGAAACCTATCCTAAATGGTTTATGTATGGTAATAAAAATGTTCCATTTAAATGTGGAGAAAGCAACGATGCTGTACTTGTGGAAGACTGTGCCAGTGCATGTGCTGTATCTAATGTACTTACAGGTGTAGCACTTATGGGTACAAGTTATAATGATTCTTTTGATAAACATTTAAAACAATATAAAAAAATATTTGTAGCATTAGATAGAGATGCAACCACTAAGGCATTTGACATAAGCAACAAATTACGCTATAGGGGATTTGATAATGTTCAAGTCAAGATGCTAGAAGATGATTTAAAATACTACGATACACAACAAATAGAAAAAATATTTTATGATAGAAAAACAAATAATTAAATTATTATTAGAGAAAAACTTTTATAATAAATACAAAGGACACATAGCTTCATCTGTATTTGATGGTAACTATGGGTCTTTATTTTCTACTATTGAAAAGGCACATGAGGAATATGAAGAAGATATAAGTCTTGATGATTTATATTCTTTACATACTACGAAATATAATCCTGCTCTAACTAGAGCAATGAAGATTTCTATTAGTGAATTAATAGAAGATATTAGAGAAGTAGAAAAGCCAAATAGTAAAATAGCAGAAGATATAATTACAGTATTAAAAGAACGTGATATTGCACAGAAGATAGCAGTTGAAGCTACTGAAATATATAATGGTGCACCTGCTAATTTTAGTACAATAAAAAAAGTTATTGATGACTTTGAAAAACAAAGACCAATAGATGAGGTAGAAGCTGTGACAAATAACATTGGAGAATTAATTACACAATTAAATGTTACTACTAAATGGAAATTTAATTTAGCTGTACTCAAAGAACATATAGGCGGAATCGGACCTGGGAATTTTATGATTGCATTTGCTAGACCAGAAACAGGTAAGACTGCATTTTGGGTTAGCCTTGTGGCTGGGGAAGAAGGCTTTGCATCACAGGGTGCAAAGATACATGCGTTTATAAATGAGGAACCTGCAGTTAGAACACAGATGAGAGCCATCAATTGTTGGACAGGATATACTAAACAAGAAATAATAGATAACATTGAGAGTGCACATGTCAGATGGAGTGAAATAAAAGATAATATTAAAATGCTTGATGTAGTAGATTGGTCAATAGAAGATATAAATACTCATTGTGAAAAGCATAAACCAGACATTATTATTATCGACCAGTTAGATAAAATAAATATTAAAGGTAACTTTGCCAGAACAGATGAGAAGTTACGCTCTATTTATACAGGTGCAAGAGAGATTGCAAAAAGGCATGACTGTGCGGTAATTGCTATATCTCAAGCGTCAGCTGATGCACATAATCGTATGCGTATATCTTTTGATATGATGGAAAATTCTAAGACTGGAAAAGCAGCCGAGGCAGATTTAATTATAGGAATAGGTAAGCATCAAATATCTCCAGAAGACCCAGACATAGATAGGTCTTTATGTATTAGTAAAAATAAAATTACTGGATATCATGGTGAACCTATAGTTAGAATAGATAGACAACTAAGCAGATACACAGACTAGAAAGGAATATATGATAACTGTTATTGATTTAGAAACTTCATTTATAAAAGAGGAATCAGGTAGAGTAGACCCACTTCCATTTAATCCTAAAAATATTTTAGTAAGTTGTGGTATTAAC